GTTCAGATACGACGATATAGTCTGAAACATTTCCTAAATACACAACAGCTAAAATCGTAATTACCAAACCCCAGATACAAAAAAACGGACCGAAGTCCGTTAGTTTGTTTGGCGGAGGGACAGTCCTACAGATGGGCGGTTTTGGTGGTTCGCTAAAGTCTTTTTAGTGTTATATAAATCAAGCTAAATCAATCACCTACATTAATTCACGTCTTCTGAGGTGTTTTAAAGTTTCTGCAAAACCAAGCATAATGTGGTACAAAAAGTGGTACAAAAATCACTGAGACCCATTTCATGGCCATAAATAAGCTTACTGTGCTGCAGGTTAATAATCTCTCGATACCAGGCAGATATGCCGATGGAAACGGGCTTTATTTGGATGTGTCCAAAAATGGTACAAAAAGCTGGTTGTTTCGATACCAGTTGAATAATCAGCGTAAATGGATGGGGCTGGGGCCGTATGATAAGAAATCAAACACGCTGGCTGATGCGCGCTCCGCTGCGGTTGATAAGCGTTCAATGGTGCTCCGTGGTATAGACCCGGCCCAGCATGAAGCAGATGAGCGTCAGCGTGCCGTGGATGCCCGTGCGCGACAGTTAAAGCAATCAAACCAGCGCAACCGTCTTGATTTGATGACGTTTCGTGTGTGTGCTGCTGAGCTCATTGCGAGCAAATCATCTGAATGGACCAATGAAAAACACATTCAGCAGTGGACCAATACACTGGACACGTATGCCTATCCCGTTCTGGGTGACTTGCCGGTTAAGGATATTCAAACTGAGCACATTCGGCACTGCCTTGATCCCATCTGGCACGTTAAGACCGAAACAGCGAGCAGGGTGCGTCAGCGCATCGAGTCGGTGATTGATTACGCGATTGCAAATGGATGGCGTAAAGAGGCAAACCCGGCCAGATGGAAAGGGCTGTTGGATACGTTTTACCCTAACCCGGAAAAAGTGAAGCGCAAACGGCACCAGGAGAACGGCACTGATGAGCATTTTCCAGCATTAGATTATGCCGACATGCCAGCGTTTATGGCTGAGCTTGTCACCATGCCGGGCGTGGCCGCCAAGGCATTACGGTTTTTGATATTAACGGTACCTAGAACCACTGAATTGCGAATGGCCAAGTGGGGCGAGTTTGATCTGGAGAAAAAGCAGTGGGATATCCCTGCAGCCAGAATGAAGATGACCAAGCCACATCGCGTGGCGCTATCTGATGCAGCGGTTAAGCTGATTCAGGAAATGCCACACATCAATCAGTATGTTTTTCCGGGATGGAAATATGGCCAGCCGCTTAGTGATGGCGGGATGGCTGCAGTGTTAAAACGAATGAGCCGGACAGATATCACGGTGCATGGGTTTCGCAGTACGTTTCGGGATTATATCGGTGAAGAAACCGGGCACCCGTTCCGGCTGGCTGAGTTTGCGCTGGCGCACCAGCTGACGGACAGTGCAGAAAAAGCGTATGCACGTGGTGATATGTTAAAGAAACGATTCAGCATGATGAATGACTGGGCTAAGTATGTGGACAGCAAAATCAGCAAGCACAAAGTGGTGCCGATAAATCGCAAGGTGCAAACAGGCTAAGCCGCATCACGTTGTTGAATCATTTGACGCATCCATGAATCAATCTCTGACTCTACCCAGACAGATGATCTGCCCACCTTCACCGGCTTGGGAAATTCATCCCTTGCCATATGGGTGTAGATAAAAGCTTTGCTTTTGCCGATTCTTGATTTCACCTCTGGCAAGGGTAAAAAACGCTCTTTTGTCATCACGCTAACCTCATCATTTTTGCTTTCACGGCAATCTCATCGGGTGTAAATCGATTTGACCAGTGGTGTAGTCGGTTTTTAGCTTCCAGATCTTTGTCGTGCCGGGGTAGTGGTGTGGTCCAGTCGCCGTGCCTTCTGTCTTGGGTTTTATCTTGTCGCTCGGCTTCGGTTTGATGGCCACGTTTAAAGGCGTACTCCACACCATGGCGTGACAGCCAGTTTTGAAAGCGGCCTTTTGACACGTTGAAGTAGGCGGCCCATTCCGCGACGGTTTTGGTCATGCCGTTGTATCGGATCAGCATTTTTCTGCCGTGCTGCCGGTTGAGTATTTCGGGTTTCATGAGGGGCTTGCTCCATCCTCTATGGTTAAACAAATCAGAGTGACGCCAACAAAGTACATCGAGAGAAATAAGGCCTCTAAGTTGTACCCACTCTTGGGAAAGGCAACGAATATCACGAAGCAAGCGAGGGCAATCATTAGCGCTATTGCTGACCATTTCATAATGCTTCCTCAGATAAACACTGTCGGGTAATTACGTTTGCTGGGCAGGCCTTTGCGACAGCCTGGCGTGCAGTTCAGGTGCACATCTTCTGATTCCACCATGTATGCTTTTGATGTGATGGTGATTTCAAACGGGTCTGCTGTTGGGTTGCCATCAGTCCAGTGGCCGCAGTTGGACATTGGGTTGTTTTCTCTAATCGATGGGTGAGGGCATTGACTGTTGTTGCAGCCTGCACATCTGCCGATCAAAGGGTAAAATAGATCTGGTTGAGGGGCTTTCATGCGGCCTCCTGAATAGCATTGAGCAAATGCATGACAGGAACCGGGCAAACAGCATTTCCCATCAAGTGAACTGCAAGTCGATGATTCTCAGGTAATAGATAGTTATTGGGGAACGACATGGCGTCGCGACATTCAAAGCGACTGAGCATTCGCATTTTATCGCCGTCGATAATGGCCCATCTATCCCGGGTGGTGATGGTGCCAATTGGTCGGTTCAGGCTTCGGCCGTTCTTTGTATTGCCGTAATAACTAATAAGAAACCGGTCACCATGCTGTTTTCGTCCAGCATCGATTCTTTTGAGTGTGGCGATAGCTCTACCTGGCTTAAAAATCGGCTGCCATTTTCCAGCTTCAAAATCTATAAAGCTGCTGGAAGGGATTTCATCCTGTTTTTTCAGGTTTAGTTTTATAGCTTTTTGGCTGCGAGACAGAACCAAAAACATGCGTTGCCGGTTTTGTGGTGCTCCGAAGTCTGCAGCATCGATAATATTAACGCTTACGCTGTAACCAAGAGCCTTTAAAGCCAGTGACCATGCGTTGTAAAGTGACCAATCAAGAAACTCTTTTACGTTCTCAACAACAGCAACGGATGGCTTATGAAATTCAAGCGCTGAAATGACTGCCCATGCAGTGCTTCGGCTGGCATCATGCTCTGCGTTGCTTTTCTTTTTGCCACGGGCTTTGCTATGACCCTGACAACAGGGTGATGCAAGCAATATGTCGTGTGATGGGACTTTTGACCAATCAGCCTGGTGCAGATCCTGACAAATGTGCTGTGTGTCGGGGTGATTATTGCTATGCCATTGCACCGCATCTGGCCAGTGGTTTGCTGCCCACACCACCTCGATTCCAGCCATCTTGGCACCCATCGAGAAACCGCCCGCACCAGCGAATAAATCAATTGCTTTCATTTCGATTCCTTCCCGGCTCTGGCCATGTGTTGATTCATTGATGGGCTGACGCGAAGAAATTCGGGCAGTGAGTGGGGTATGCCGTCGCTCATTTTCTTGTCGTCACAGTTGGCACAGATCAGGCGCACACCGTAATCGATGTGGCCGTCTGTGAGTTGGCCAACGGGTTGCCAGCAGCGGGAGCAGTTGAGTTCAGGCATCAAGGCGTTTCCATTCCAAGCTTTTTAAAAGTAATTTCCCTCATGTCTTTTAAGTGTTGCTGTGTTGCCTGCAGCTGGCCAATATTCCCGGTTCCGTCAGATGGACGAATACCTGCATGCCACAGATCATCCATGAGCTGTTGGGCTTCATTTTTATTAATCGTGGCTATTGGGTGCAGGATTTGAGCTTCAGAAATTGGCTCCATGGTGAGCGGCTGGGCAGCATGCGTTTTGGTATAAACGGCAATTTCAATATTTGAACTGTAATTTGCACGCTGGGCACGTATTCTTAATTGTTCGCTCATATCAGTCTCCATAAATTATCTGCGGTGTTACGCCGGGTCGGCACTGGGAGCCTATTCCCCGGATTATTACGCTCTTGCCGTTTCGCACCGCATTGCGATCTATGCTGTCTACTCGCTTATCCAACTGGAGGTAGCACTCCCAATGACGGCTCTCACGCAACATAGATCGCAATACGATCTTTTGGGTCCAGCCCGCTGCCGCTACTCAGTGTCTGGCTCTCGTTGGTTGCTACTGCGTCCAGTAATAGCGGAACGCTCTGGGTTGTAAATCTGCGGTGGCCGGTGCTGGTCTCCGGCTTGCTCTCGTAACCGCCCGCGAGGCTCGGGTTTACGGGGAGTGCACTCCCTTCAGTTCTGATCTGCACATCAGCCTGTGCATTCACCGCATTAGATTGATAGCTTGCTTCGTAGGGTAGAGCGATTGCCTGCAGCAGACCTCCACAAGCCATCAATTTGATGCGTGGTGAGTTACGCTCACCACTCGACTGTTTCAGGTCAGGGAAGGAGTACCCCGCCGACAGTTGCACGCTGTTGCCCACCTGCGTGCTGGGGTCGCGATTTGCCAGCATTACCATCGCGAGGGTGGTGCTCATTTAACTTGTCCGTTCCATGCTTCGATGGTGTGGCAAATTGCACTTAAAAAACTGGTTGGCTCATTGGTGAAGCAGTTTTGTGGAATGGTTTGAATGCTGCAGTTAAAGCAGGTGATGCAAATCAGGTGTTGCCCGGTTTCGTCGGGTGTTTTCTTTTCGCACCATTTGAGGTTGCCGCCATCGTCACAGCGTTTACAGGCGTGCAGCGGGTTGCTGTCGAGCAGCGTTTGTATGTTGAGGATGTCTCGATTGATGTTTTCGAGGGCGATGCGTCGGTCACGGGCGATGTCGTGTAGGGGTTGCAGGATGCTCATGCCGCACCGCCTTGCAGATACATCCGGCAGTACTGTTCGACGCCGGTGATGTGTCTTTTTGCCATCAATTTATCAACGGCGCGTTTTGGGCATGCGCTGATAATGGGGTCGCTGAGGCGTTCGTGTGTGACCACATAGCCGACAGCGGTGCTGATTAGGCCGTGCTTACCTCTGCGGTTACTCATTCGCATAGCGATGCTGGATTCTTCGTTTGCAAATACGGTCTGCAGGCGTCTGAGCTGCTGAATTACGTGTTCTGAGTTGATGGCTTGCTTCATGCTGCCACCGCCATTTCACTAAGCGCACTCTGAACGGCAAACACTATTCTGCAAATATATTCATATTTGTGATTTTGAGTTTTTGGCATACTGTCATGCCATTCCGACATATCAGGTCTGTACATTTGGGTTAAAAACTCATAATCGTTATTAAGATCGTCGCGGTAATGCTCTATGCCTTTTGCATCCGCCTCATCACGCAGAGCATCTAAATCCACGATTGTTGGGTTCTCATCGCTGAGCTTGTTGACCAGGTAAGAAACATTGGATGAAGTAAAAAACTCTTCAAGCGATTCCACACCCATTCCACCCCAGTAAGCTGTCCAAGATTGCCCATAACAGGTGATAGTAATTTGCCCTTGCCCTGGCGCTATGTTTTCAACAAATACCTTTACTGGATCGAGGGCTTTTAAATTGGTTAAAACCAATTGCGTTACTTCACGTTTCTCAATATTCACTGAGCTATCTCCTTAAGGTCATTTTGAATTTGGTTAAGCACGTCGCTAATTTCTGGGTCGAGCAGCCTGGCCAACCCATCGAGCGTGCGTAGTTTTATCGTGAGGTTTTCGACTGATTTGCCGTTTAGCTTGGCTTTGAGCGTGTTAAGTGATTGCTCAATTGTTTGAAATTCGTTGATTTCTTTAAGCATGAAAGCAGGTGGTTCAGCCTGAATCACTCTGTTGATTTCTTTTCGCTCATCATCGGTGACTGCTGAGCTGCCAGAAACGACTGTTAATGGTTCACGCTTGGGCGGTGGCTTGTTGTTTTCACCCTTTGCCACTGCAACATTGCTTTCAATGGCCGGTGCTTTGGTGGCGTTATGTGCAGCGGGGTGAGGATTAGCAGCATGCTGCTCTGGGCTGATTTGCTTGTAAGGTGTATAACCGTTCAGATCGTATTGCTTAATGTCCTTGCCGGTGCCGGTACCAACAGAGTGCTGGCCTAATGTTTTCAAATAGTTCTTATCCAGCAGCCATTGAATGGCGACGTTAAATTCCAACTGGGTGAAGCCGTCGAGCCACATTTTGATGGTGTCACGCAGGACTTTGCGGCCAAAGTGTTTGCCGGATGGGGTTGCTGATTCGGCTGAGACGGTGGCGATGTGATACATAACCGCATCACAGATGAGCTTATTCGGTGGATTTTTCATGCTGGCACCATATTGGTGAATACCTGTGCAGCGATGAGTACGGCCAGCACGAAGGTGGTGTTCAGGATGGGGTCGGCATTGCGAGCCCAGAGGCGTTTGAGGTTGGCTTTCATCAGAACAGCAGCGCGATAAAGAATGCGACCACAAACAGCACACCGATGGTGGTGTCAATTTTTTGCAACTTGGTGTATGGGTCGCGTTCTGGGCTTTTACATTCGGTGGTGTATTTCATTTACCTTCCCCTTTAAGTAACCCGCTCGGTTCCTGGTCTTGGTCGGATTAAGTTCCGAGCGGGACGGTGTTCTTCGGGCACCGTGGGGAAACAATAGCACCGCTAATACTATAAGTAAATAGCAATGCTAATATTTTTTTAAGACATAAAAAAACCGCTAAAGCGGTTCTCTATTTTTGGCAGGTTGAAAAAAAAGGGGGGGGGACTTAGAAATTAAACCCTTATCGCTTCCAGTTCTACGATGCGTTTAGCTATTTCCTGTGGAGACGTTAGCTGAGAGATGTTGATATCAATTCTAGAAGCTAATTCAATGATATTACCAACGGCATCCTCGGTTTCATTGGATAGGTTTTTTTCGTTGGCCAGTATAAATTCAAAATTGTTATTAACTAATGATGTCTGTATTTCATCCCGATAAACCTGAAAATCAATTAATTTACTCTTAGCTTTATCAAGGGCAGCTTTAGGATGTTTTACAACAAAGTTTGCAATATCAGCCTTTAAATATGGGCCGTCATAATCAACGTGTACTGTAAAGCCATTTTTTAAAGATATACGTTTATTGAATCGTTGCTTATATGTTTCTGAAAGCATTTTTTTTATGTTGGCTATCAATTTACCCGTTTCAAGGTCAAGCATATCTTGCTCTTTATCGCCAACAATCTCGTTAATTGCTAAATCCGTAATTTTCCCTTGATATAGACTAGAAAATGAGGTTATAGCTTGAAATAAAACACCGTCAAGCTTGTTAGCTGATAAGGTGTTTCTAGTTTCTGAAAGATAAACACCGTCAAATGGAGCGCGCCAATCCTCTATGGATTTACCAGACTTGAGATAAGCATCAGCGGAGCTAATAATGGTAGCGATTAAGTTAAACGCATTCCTGTATGAACCAGAAAACATACACTTCAATGTTTTAGGCAGTATTGTTTGAATAGCAACTGACTCTCTCTCAGCCTGAACCATTATGCCAACCGTAAATCTCTCTCCGGAAGCAAAAATCGGCTCAAACTGAATGACCCTATATTTTGCCGAGTAACTTGGCAAAGCGGGTAAATTATCTTTTATGAGTTCTTCAAACATTTAAAGTATAGATCGCTGTTGAACTGGGATTTTATTTGTCGTTAATTCGGATAACTTGGTTAATCTTTCATCCAAAAATGACACCATTTGATCTAGCATACTATGGTTTATGCCGTTAAATTGCACCTTAAGCTTAGCAGATATATTTTGTGGTAATGAATTATCAAAATAATCTATCAAGTTTGATATTTTTGATTTTACTCTTTGCTTAGAAACCTCATCAACATTAAATTTTAAATGAAGGTTTAGCAGCTGATTGTTCGCTATTGGGTTTAATGGGGAAAAATGAGGACGCATCGCGAGATTGTTATCAATCAGCATATATTCCTTACCGCCATCATAAAGTATATTACCAATATGCCTGTCCTGGTTGGCTATCCATTCATCAAACGCGATAGCATCGTGCATCTTACTCCACTCAGATAATCCCTTAAGAGTTGCTATATTCTCATCGGTAGATAGGACTTGATCGTTTTGTATTGCCAGCCTTTGAGAGAGGTCAGGAAACTTAACATCGATCGTTCCAAATAATACTTTTTTACCATCCTTTGAAAACACAATAACAGGTTCGGGCATTGGTATACCCAAATCTCTAGCTAACATTGTAGTCATTAATTCAACTAAAAAATCCAACGTAGTTAGCTCTTTGGCATAGGCTGTAATTTCATATTTGCTGTTTGGATGGGTTACTTTTACTAATTGGGCCCCATATTTGCTGTTTTCAGCAGCTCGAATAACATCAACTATTCTAACTGTTTTTATCATTAGCTAGCCTCCTTGCGATTGCATCCAGCAACATCAAATCTTCTTTTGTTAAGTTGCCGGCAGCATATGCTTTTTGTAGTTTTTCTAATGCAGCATAGGTTTTAGGTGAAGCAGCCTGCATAAGACCTTTAATGTCTTTCCCTTCGCTACCTATAGTGTCATCAACTGTCATGTCGACTGTTCCAGCAGATATAAACTCACGCGGAACTAATTTTTCACTGATTTGCAATGGGTTAACCCCCAGCAACCTGGCGAACGCTAGTATTGCTGTTAGGTTTAGAGGAACCCTGCCATTAAGGTACTGACTTACAGCACCCTGGGTCTTATACCCAAGATCATGCGCAGCCGATTCCTGAGTCAATCCCAGAGACTGTTTTTTTGATTCCCATATCAGCTTGAGGTTTTTACTTGCCTCAACTTCATCTGGTGAAAGGTTTCTGCGGTTAGTTGTCATTTCGCGATTTTGAATAGCATCGCTATTTTTAACAAATAGCATTGCTGTTGCTCTTTAAAATTAGCAGTGCTAATATTTGGCTCATGAATGAAATACCTTTGTCAGAATTTGTTGCTGAGCATGGCCAAAAAATTACGGCTAATTTGCTCGGCGTTACGCAGGGTGCTGTATGGCAAATGCTAAACAGCAGCAGGTCAATAACGGTTGTCAAGTCACCGGATGGTGATATTTCAGCATACGAAAAGAAACCTGTTGGTAAGCAAAGGCCAGCAGCATGATTCTCTCTCATCCCGGTGTTTTTAATCGCTTTCATTGGGGTGTCCTTTGGCGGCTTCGGTCGCCTTTTTTATTCGATGTTTCACAGTTTGATCCCCTCGATCTGGTTTCGCATGGATCGAAATATTCAAAAAGGGTTTTTCCATGAGTCAGTACCGTGTGGTTTACGAGCCGATTAATGATTATTTGACACCTCACGAAACGGAGACTCTGGCGTCGACCGCTGAGGGCCATACACGCGATGAGACGGCGAAACTGCGTCACCGAGCCAAGGCGACGATTAACGGCCAGTTACATAGCGCGATTTCTAAGCTAGACGCTGATAACGCGATAAGCGCCATCGCCATTGCGGTGATTAAGGGCATTTTGCGTTATGAGCAGGTGTTGTGTTTGTGCCTGGTGGTGACGTTGGGTGGTTCGTGCTTAGTTCCGTCGCCTGTTTATGCTAAAGATTTACTGAAGTCTGAACCGACTGATAGTGAGCAGCCTTTTGCCCGTTATCGAGTCCGTGCGCCGCGTGTTCGAGTGCGCTCTGGCCGTAGGCGGGAAGATTAATGCGGTATCAGTCTTGGTTTCAGTGGTTGGTAGCTGCGTTTGAGTTACTGGGTACGTTGGCGGTTGTGTGTTTCACGTTGCTGGGTTGCTTGACGGTGTTTTTTATTCAGTTGGCTTGGTGGTTGGTGAGTTTTCCGGTAATTGGGTTTTGGAGGTTGATACGTGGCTGATGTGAATTCCCATATAGATATTACTGTTTGTGAAAACCGGTTTGATAGGTTGCTGGCGTCGCGTAGTTTTGCGGTTTTTGTAACCTCTCTTTTTGTTGTTAATCGGGGTTTGTTTTTTCCATATTACTTTGCTGTTAAACGAATATCTGCACGCCAAGAATATTTAAAACGCAAATCATTCTGGGCTATTTTTGATCCGCCTAATGCGGCATGGAAAGCATTTGCTGATATTCATGGCCAGGATGCGGCGCATAAAAAGTTTGGCTGTATTTCTGGCGGGTGTTATTGCGTTATGAAGAATTGCGCTGCAACCAGGTCTCGGAGTTGCTGAGACCTATGGAGCGACTCATACCTTGTTTGACTAATTCGGTCACAAAGACGGTTTCACCTGCCTGTAAGAATGTGGTTTTTACTGCACTTGTGTTGCCGTCGAGTGTTTCGGTGATGAAGTTGGGCCTGTATCGGCTTTTGAGTAAAAAAACAGTTACATCTAACAGTTTAGAGCTGTGTACGCAGTCCATTTTTTCACTAATTCCCGCCAATATCTCATTAAGCATCTTTAGTCGATTTACGCCTATTTGCTGTGGTTGGTCACCTTTCATTGTCGGGTTAAGCCGAACCACGACTTGGTATAGGGCTGTTTGGCCGTTCATTAGCGGTAAATGCATACAAAGATGCTCCTTTAATTTTATTGGCATTGTGAATTTATCACAGTTTTTAAATCAGGGGTTTAGATATGGCTGATGTTATTGCTAAGGATGTTTTAGCTGCTGCTCAGCAGCACATGATTGACCGCGAGTCTATGTATGACACGCCCGGTGGTGAGCGTTCGATTCCTGCAACCGTTTCAGCTTTTAAGGCGATTACTGGTGACGGTCAAATCGATAGCGATGAGCGCGGCTGGTTGTTTATGGTTTTGCTCAAGTTGGTGCGTTGTCAGCAGGGTAATTTTAAGTTGGATAATTATGAGGATGCCGCCGCTTATTGTGCGTTGATGGCTGAGTCGGCTGCTATGGATCGGAACAAGTAATGTCTCGCAATATGAGCACTCGAACGGCTCGCGATAAGGGGCATCGAGCAGATGCTGCCCGGCATGAGTCGCCCGGTTTAATCGTTCGCCAGTTTTGTCCCGTTTGCGGACTAAAAAAGCATTCCAGCACGCCGCATCCGAAGTGTTCGCGTGAGTTGCAGCGGCGTTATTTGGCAGGCCAATCCTGATGCCTTGCGGTCCATTTTTAGCTATTAATTTCAGCTCTTTTATTTGTCTGTCGTTCGCGACTTTTCTTCAAAGTTATAAATATATCTGGCGGTTTATATGAAGTATCAAATTCATGTCGATCAGAGGCGTGCGCTCGCTCTCGGGATTCAAAATATTAATCAGGCATTGATATTCGATTTATTGACAGGACTTTCCACGTGGGCGCGGTCTGAGGTGGTTAATGGTTCGGTTTATTTTTGGGTGTCGCGACAGAAAATAGCGGATGAACTGGAGCTGCTGAATCTGAAAGCAGATACGGTTTATAGGCATTTGAAAGCGTTGGCTGATTTGGGGTTAATTAATTTCATTAAGTCAGGAAAAAAGGATTTGGTTAATTTGACTGATTTAGGTCGTAGCTACTATGTCGGAAATAGATCCGAGTTTAGTGCGCCTGATGATGTGCAAGTCGATTATTTTGAGCCTGAAAACTCGGATTTAAATCCGGATTTTGCTGAAAACTCGGAAATAGATCCGAGTTTTGACCATAACTCGGAAATAAATCCGAATAAACTCGGAAATAAATCCGAAAATAACTCGGATTTAAATCCGACATATAACACTACCAGTAACATCCCACTACCAGAAGATCAGAAAAAGACAGCACGCTCGAAAAAATTCGAGCCGCCCACTGAAATGGAAATCGATGATTTCGCTCGAGAGAACAAACTCAACCTGACAGGTTTTTTTGAATACTACGCCAGCAATGGTTGGCGAGTAGGACGAAATCCAATGCGTGATTGGCAGATGGCCGCCAGAGGCTGGCATAAACGGCAGCAGCAATTTGGTGGAAAGAAAACAGCCACGCGACGACCGGGCGAGTTTTCTGGTATGCCATACGTGAATGGGGAGCGAGTGCTGTGAGAATTGAAGACCGTGAAGAATTCGATGTGGCGCTTTGTGATGCTTTGTCGATTTTCGATAAGCCGCCACTGGATGAGGGCGTTTTCAATATCTGGATGAAGGTTTTGACACCATTCTCGCTAGCTCAGGCAATACGTGCGTTAAAAATTCATGTTGCTACATCACGTTTTGCACCAAAGCCAGTGGATATCATCGAAATAATCAACAAGCAGGATGGGCATTTATCTGCTGATGAGGCATGGCCACAGGTCATTAAGGCGGCTGATGAGAGTGTTTCTGTTATCTGGACTGAGGAAATGCAAGCAGCATGGTTCCATTGCAAGCCCACTTTCGATTCTGGTGACGAGATTGGTGCACGTATGGCGTTTCGTCAGTTTTACAACAGATTGCTAGATGAGGCCCGCTTGAGAGGTTTGAGAGCTAAACCAAGTTTAAGCCTTGGTTTTGATGCTGATTTGCGCGAGCAGACGATCCGTAAGGCTGAGTATTCTGGTTTGATTTCACATGACCAGGCGTTACATCAATTGCCTGCACCTAAGACCGATGAAGCTGATGTTTTACGTATTGGTCATGGGATGCAGATAAGTGTTTCAGAGAGTGCGTCAGTTGATTTTCGGCAAAAACTCAGAAAGGCATTGGCTGATGCAAATGCTATCACTGAGGCTAAGCGAGCAGATGCGAAGGCTGGGCGTGAGCAAAAGAAAGAATCTGAGGAAGCAAGACGAAAAGAGTTAATGCGTCAGGCGGGTATCCTGGAGGGTGAGCAATGAAAAAATCAGGACGTGAGCAGATGTTAAGTATGGCCCGATTGGGTCAGGAGAAGGTGGATAAATCTATCCGTCCACCAGTTGGCTACAAGGTGATTGATCAGGTGTTCAAATTGTTTCTCGATGCCTACAAGGATGAGTTCCGGCGCCGGGTTGGTAGTCAGGATGGTTGCAATACTTTGGCGGGTGAGTGGTTGTTATCGCTCCGATATTACGGTAATGATTTGGTGTTAATGGCGGCTAAGCATTGTATTGAGAATAATGCGGTACCGCCTCATCTATCAGCTTTCCTTGCAGTTTGTGATTCGTTGAAAGCAGAAATGAAACCGGTACCGCGCAATCATGATGTGGGTCGGGCCAAGTTGGCTGATATTCGCAAGATGGTTGGGTTGGGTAGTCAGGAGGGCTCGCACTGATGCAGGCTGGTCGCTCTGGAGTTGAGGTGAGTACACATCCTGCGGATGATGAGTTTGCGAATGATTGTTTAAAATTATGGGGTGCAATGGATAGGCTTTATGGGCCAAGAGCTTACCCAAAAAGCTCGGCCTTTGTTTTACGGGCCAGAGGGCAGGAGATTGATACCGATATCGTGCTGGTTGAGATAGTTGGTCGTGTAGTGGTTGATTTGCATCATCAAGACCGCGATATTGTCGGTTTGTATTACAAGCCTGGTGAAAATGGTAAGTGCTGCTCAGTTCGCGCAATTAGCGCTAAATTGGGTTTTCATCACACAGTTATTAATCGAGCGATTGATCGCTGTATAGGTCGCGTGGCTCAAGCGATTAAGATGCTTTCTCATGAAGTGTATTAAAAAAACATTTGCAAGTGCGCGCAAAAGAGTTTAAGTTTCGCCATAACGTGCCGATTGGTGCATCAAAACAAGCCTCACCTGCTTAGCAGTTGGGGCTTTTTTATTGCCCGTCGATTAATTGGTGACAGCAATGAGGTGTTTATGGATTTACCTGAAGCAGGCAGTGTTGATGCTCAGGGCGCGATTTCCTATACGGCAGGCGCAATCGGTTTGGCAGTGTCAGGCGCTACATTGTTGCAAATGTTCAGTATGGTCGTTGGGATATTACTGGGTATTGTATCAATCATCTGCATAATCCTGACATACCGCAGTACTGCTGAGCGTAACCGAGCACAGGAGAATCTATCCAGAGCGCAAACTGAGGCATTGCTCAAACATAATCAAGAAGTTGATTGATGAGTGATACCTTTAATGCGGACATGCGAAAGCTCACTAAAAAGCTTTCTGATCTGGAAAAGAAGCAAATACCTTTTGCCTCATCATTAGCGCTTAATAAGTTGGCCGTTCTTGGTCAGCGTGCAGCAGTAAGGGGGTTAGCTGTTCACATTGATAAGCCTACCCCTTTTACCAAGCGAGGCATAAGGGTAAGGCGATCCAATAAAAGTAACCTGGTGTCTGCAGTATTTGTTCAGGATATTCAGGCTGAATACTTAAAGTTTGCAGTCTTTGGTGGTAATAGAAAGCCAAAAGGAAGGGCGCTGCTCATCCCTGTTCAACAGCGTTTAAATCAATACGGCAATCTACCAAAAAATAAAATTAAAAACCTGATGGCGCGTGATGATACGTTTGCTTTGGTTAACAGTCCACGCGCTGGGATTTATCAGCGATTGAAAAATGGACGGCTTAAGTTGTTAGTAAGTTTTAAAGGCGGAGCAGATTACCGTTCAATATATCCGTTCAAGCAGATAGTGGTGAAGGAGGTGCAGAAGTATGTTGAATCGGCATTCAGATCATCACTGCAGCGTGCACTATCCTCCGCAAAGTAAAAGGTACTCCTGAAGGGTTCAGCAATGCGGGTAATTCGCGCCTCGTTTTTTTCACAGATTTGCTGTGCTATGAGGGGTTCAGTTTCATTTTAGCGGTGATGGTCACTGTATTGCAGTGCTTAATCGCGTTTGTTCTCATGGAATCGTTATGGCGACACTGAAAGAAATCGGCGACCACCTCGACATGAGTGAACGTAACGCCGGAACGATATGTAGCAACCTTGGAATTAAACCGTCGAACACTTCACTTGAGGATGTACGTGTTGCCTATATTCGCGACATTCGATCGAAAGCAGCTGGGCGAGGTGGTGATGCTCAGGAAGAGTTGACGCAATCAAGGATTCGCGAAACCAACGCTAACGCAGATCTTAAACATCTGATGATTGCTGAAAAGGCTGGCGTATTGGTTCCGGTCGCTGATATTGAGCCACGCCTGGTGAGTATGGTTACCGCTGCCAGGCAGGAGCTTTTAACTTTGCCTCATAAAATCGCTACCGACATCAAAGCTTTGCACAACATCGAAATAGATGAATCACTGATTGTGGACCGCGTACATGACTCACTTAAACACCTGGCAACACGTCTGCAAGAAGACGACGAACCAGATGATGACGAGAGTGTTGCGCGGCTGGTTGCCACCTCCGAAGTTGACGACGACTGAGTGGGCAAACCGATATCGATATCTAGCCGCTGAATCGTCTGCATTACCAGGTAAATATGATTCACGTTTAACGCCGTGGGTCGCAGGCATGCATGAAGCGCTCGACGACGCGAACGTTTACAAAGTTGTTTGCATGAAATCCGCCCAAGTGGCATGGACTGATGGTGTGATTAATAACTGGATTGGTCGAATTATTGATATTGATCCATCGCCAATCATTGGCCTGTTTTCAAAAACAGACTCAGCTCGCGAATATGGACAGGAAAAATTAGCGCCAATGGTGATGGCCACACCACGATTACAAAATAAAATTGATGTTGCCACAAGTAAAAAGGATGGCAACAGGGCGTTGTTCAAGAAATTTCCCGGCGGATTTCTTAAGCTGGTCGGGTCTAATAGTCCCAGTAATGTGAAGTCAACGCCCGCGCCAAGAGTGTTTGTAGAAGAGCCAGATGACGCTGCAATAAATGTTGGTAAGCAAGGCGATTCAATAAAACTGCTTGAGGAGCGAACCAAAACGTATCACCGGCGTAAGATTGTCTTTGGCGGCACGCCATCTGTAAAAGGTCTGTCGACAATTGAGGATGCTTACAATAGCTCAGATCAACGCAAGTTTTATGTCCCATGCCATGAGTGTAATGAATCGCATGTGCTGAGTTGGTCCAGTATTAAGTGGGCTGAAGATAAAGAAAAAGCTCATGAAATATATGGGCACGCCAGACCGGAAACAGCCTTTTATGCATGCCCCCATTGCGGTTCAGTTTGGGATGATGCTGAAAAAAATCGCAACGTAAGACTGGCAAAGTGGCAGGCCACTGCAGAGTTTCGTGGTGTTGCCGGGTTTTATATCAACGAGCTTTACAGTCCGTTTCCCGGTTCAACATTTGCCCGCCTGGTGGAGCGGTACCTGGAGGCGCAAAAAAGTAGCGAACAAGGCGACCAAACAGACATGATTGTTTTCACCAATTCCGCACTGGGGTTGGCGTATGAATATAAATCAGACGCGCCAGAAGCTGATGAGCTTGCCGCAATGGCGTTGCCTTATCCTGAGTTGGTCGTGCCAAAGCAGGGCTTGCTTGTCACTGCTGGGGTGGACGTACAGCATGATCGCTTTGCCGTCATCCTGCGGGCATGGGGGCGCGACGAAGAAAGCTGGTTGATTTACTGGAATGAGATCAATGGCAATGTAATGGATAAGTCAGATCCAGTCTGGATTGTATTGGAAAAACGATTGTTTGCCGCCATCAGTCATGAGAGTGGCGCTCAGCTTTTGCTTTCAGCGCTCAGTATCGACAGCTCAGATGGTCAGACATCTGACAACGTTTATCACTGGGTTAGAAAGATGCAGGCCAAATATCGGCAGACATTGGTGATGGCCGTCAAAGGGGCCTCTCAGGATTACGGAATAAAAGAGATTTTCAGCAAGCCACGAACATCGATTGACACAAAAGGGCGGCACAACAGTAAGGCTGCAAAATATGGATTAAAGCCTCACATCGTCGGCACACATAAAGCTAAAGATGAAATTGAGCGGCGGTTAAAGCTGACAGGTTACGGTCGCGACCGGTTTCATTATTACGACAAGGTGCCTATCGATTATTACGATCACCTGGTTGCCGAGGTTAAAGCGCCGCATCGGTCTATTCGCAACAAAATGGTTTGGCAGCTGCGGGCTGGTAAACGCAATGAAGCGCTTGATTGTGAGGTGTATGCCATGCACGCATCCAGAGCACGCAAAGTGCACCTGCTCAACGAGGCGCAATGGTCTGTACTAGAAAGCAAGTTAACGCAAACCGAGTTATTTGAGGCGCAAACAGAAAAACCTAAAGACCCTGAGCCATCAAAAGAACAACAATCCCGGCGCCAACGTCGCGGGGGCGGCTTCGCTAAACGTTGGTAAATGGAGTGATTATGACGTTAAACAATTCAATCCCGGCATCATTTATTGCTGGCGATACCGTTAAATGGCTGAGAGATCTGCCAGATTACCCGCCTTCGGATGGATGGGAGTTGACCTATTCATTGGTTAAGGATGGTGTTCGTAAGGAAGTTACCGCAACAAATAACGGTGACGGAAGATTTTTGCTCACAATATCTGCCACAGATTCTGCTGATTATACCGCTGGCGATTATGCCTGGCAGGAATATGTCACAAAAGATGATGAGCGATACAGCCTAGGTTTTGGCCGCGCTACTGTAAAAACAAATTTTGCCGCCGCTGAAAATGGAATCGAGGTCCGGTCTCACGTTAAAAAAACCCTTGATGCACTTGAGGCAATGCTGGAAAGAAAAGCCTCACGTGATCAGATGTCTGTCTCAGTAAATGGTCGCAGTGTTGGCGCCATGTCTCCTGCGGAGCTGATCAAGTGGCGCGACCTGTATCGGGCGGAATATAAACGCGAATTAAATGCCGAGAAGCTGGCCAATGGAATGGGTGTCAGTAATAAAATATTGGTGCGCTTCAGATGAGATTACGGATCCCCTTTTTTAGTAAACGCACTGTCGAGCCAGAGACTGAACCACCAAAACGCAAAGAGCCATACATGGGCAAGCGTGGGTTCTCAGCTGCAGAGTTAAACCGGTTGACAAGTGGATGGGTTGGTACTCACGCGAGTAAAAACCAGCAGATAGAGCAGGGTAGTGTTTTAATTCGCCGCCGGGCACGGCAGCTTTCTAATGACAATGATTATGTGCGTCGATATCTGAGCATGGTTAAGGCCAATGTGGTCGGCACCAACGGTATTGTGATGCAAAGCAAAATCAAAACGACCAATGGTAAGCCTGATGAGGCAGCTATCAAACTGGTCGAACGGCGCTGGCGTGAATGGGTTAAGTGGGGAAACTGCACTATTGACGGGCACCTTTCATGGGTGGATGTTCAGAATATGGTCATGGAGACGGTGGCGCGTGATGGTGAAATGCTCATGCTCATGCTGCCTGATCGGGCCTCTCGCTCTCTGCGGCTGCAGCCAATAGATATAGACAGGCTCGAAACAGAGCACACAGATTATAATCGCAACATTCGCATGTCGATTGAATATAACGATCGGCGTCAGCCCATTGCCTATTGGATCTTAACCAAGCATCCCGCGGATCAGCATGGCTATATCAGATCGGAGCGCAAGCGCTACCCGGCAGATATGGTTATTCATGCCTACCGGGCTGAGCATCCTGAGCAGGAGCGTGGGATCAGCTGGATGGCATCATCCATGACACGGCTGAATATGCTGGGAGGGTTTGAAGAAGCGGCGCTTGTGAATGCTCGAATCGGTGCATCTAAAATGGGATTTTTTACATCGCCTGATGGTGAGGGTTATAGCGGGGATGCCACTGTAAATGGTCAGATGATAAGTGAAGCTGAGCCGGGCCATTTCGAGCAACTGCCAGAGGGGGTGGCTTTTACACCGTTTGACCCACAATACCCGTCGAATGAATTTCAACCGTTTATGAAAACCGTTTTGCGCGGCATTGCTTCAGGCCTCAACGTTAGCTACAACGGATTGGCATCAGATCTTGAGGGTGTCAACTTCAGCTCTATACGGTCGGGGGTTATTGATGAGCGCGACCAGTGGCGCAGCAATCAACGCTGGCTGATTGATAGCGTTATGCAGCGAGTGTTCTCAAAGTGGCTTGATACTGAATTACTCTTTGGTGGTTTGGGTGGTTATGACGTAAGAGACTTTGATCGACTTAACGCAGTTACCTGGCAGCCACGGGGTTGGGCTTGGGTTGATCCTCAAAAAGACATCAACGCCTCAATCCTCGCAATTAATAACAAATTGAAAACCCGTGCAGATGTTATTGCTGAATCAGGCAAGGATATCGATGAAGTGTTTGAGCAGCTGCAGCATGAGCAGGAGCTGATTGAAAAATACAGGCTTACGGTTAAACAGGAGGGCGCCTCAAATGCCGAAACCGACACAAACGAAGAAGATTAAAACAGGAATATTTCAACGGCTGATTGCTTTTAATCGCGAACTGATTGATGAGCAAGCCAGAACAGTGCCATTAGCGTTTTCAAGTGAAACACCTGTCGAGAGATGGTTTGGTGGAGAGATATTAGATCACTCACCTGAATCAATTCGACTGGATCGCATGAAAAGCGGTGGGCCTGTTTTGGTGGATCATGATCATCGTGATCATGTGGGAGTTGTTGAGTCCGTTGATATTGGCGAAGACAAAATAGCTAGGGCAACCGTTCGCTTTGGAAATTCGCAGCGAGCTAAGGAAATTTTTCAAGACATTGTTGATGGTATTCGCAAATCGGTTTCTGTTGGTTACCGCGTCCATTCAATGGTGCTGGAAAAGCAATCTGATGACGGTGATGTTTACCGGGTTGATGATTGGGAGCCTTATGAAATGTCAATTGTAAGTGTGCCTGCAGACGCCAGCGTTGGTGTTGGTCGAGATGCACCCAAAGAATATGACACAGAGATACGCGGCATGCCGGATGTGCCGGAGCCGAAACCGGAAAATAAACCCAAATCAAAGCCCGCTGATGCGGGTTTTTCTTTATCTGGAGATAGACAAATGCCCGAAGAAATTAAACCAAACGAAGTCGATGTTGAGCAAATTAGAAAAACGGCTCGCATCGATGAGCAAAAACGTGTCAGCGGCATCCATGCGCTGGCTGATAAATACAGTATGCAGGATGAAGCGCGCAACTTTGTTGAGCAAGGCCGTTCGCTGGAAGAGTTCCGCACTGCCGTACTGGATAAAATTGATATCGCTAAGCCTGCACCGGCCACTGCCGATATCGGAATGAGTGAAAGTGAAAGCCGCCAGTTCAGCTTTATCAAGGCAATCAATGCGCTGGCCAATCCGACGGACCGTCGCGCTCAGGAGTCGGCAGCATTTGAGTTTGATGCAAGCCGTGCTGCAGCGGACAAAATGAAAAAAGAGCCACAAGGTATCCTGGTTCCAGCCGATGTATTGAAACGTGATCTGGTTGTTGGTACGCCTACTGCCGGTGGCAACCTGGTGGCAGAAAACCTTTTGGCTGCAAACTTTATTGACCTGCTGCGAAACCGCAGCGCGTTAATGGGTCAGAATATGGCAACCATGTTGACTGGATTAATTGGGGATGTGGCCATTCCTAAGCAAACAGGTGGCGCAACGGGTTATTGGTTAGCAGAAAGCGGCACCCCAACTGAAAGCCAGCAAACTATTGGTCAGGTTCCTTTAACCCCTAAAACGGTTGGTGCATTTACAGATATCAGTCGCAAGTTGTTGCAGCAGTCTTCAATTGATGTTGAGGCCTTCGTGCGGGGTGACCTGGCTACCGTGCTGGGGTTGGCTATTGATCTTGCCGGTATTGCTGGCACTGGCGCTAACAACCAGCCACGCGGCATTCTCAATACGGTTGGTATTGGTTCGGTAATTGGCGGTACCAATGGCGCGGCGCCGACATGGGCCAATATTGTGGCGCTGGAAAGTGAGGTCGCCGCAGCAAATGCTGATGTAGGTCGCCTGCATTACCTGACCAATGCGCTGGTACGTGGCGTGCTGAAAACGACTGAAAAAGCATCCGGTACTGCTCAGTTTGTCTGGAACAGTAATGATGTAAATGGCTACACACCAATTGTCAGTAATCAAGTGCCATCAGATCTCACCAAGGGTTCAGCGGAAGATATCTGCTCTGCGATCATCTTTGGTAACTTTGCTGATCTGTTAATTGGTATGTGGGGCGGGCTGGATCTGTTGGCCGATCCGTACACAGCCAGCACTAGTGGAACCGTCCGTGTTGTTGCATTGCAGGATGCGGATATCGCTGTGCGTCACGCTGAGTCATTCGCTGCCATGCAGGATGCGCTGACTGCGTAAAAATTAAAACCTTAAAAGAGTGGCGGTTATATCGCCGCTCTTTTATTCAATAGGTGCTGAATTATGAAAATAAAATTACTACGCAATACGGTGTTGGGAACTGGGCTTATTGGTCAAAAAGGTAAGACTTATGAGGTAGACGATAAGGATGCCAAATACCTTATTAATATTAATAAGGCTTCCGCAGCCAACGGTGATCACGAAGCACCATCACTTGATCAGGTGGTCATCGCCATCGAACAGTTGGATAAGGATGATGATGCTTTGTGGACCAATGATGATAAGCCACAAGTTGAAGCCTTGACCCAGATATTGGGTGTTAATATTACTGCTAAGCTGCGTAATGAAGCTTTTGAGGCGTACAAGGCATCATTGACAGATTAAATAAATAGCCCTGTGGAGATAGGTTTGACAGGGTTTTTTATTGGGGAATTAACATGTCACAAAAAATTCAAATCGAAATGCTTCGATCGGTGGAGATTATTCCTGGCTTTTCTGCAAAGAAAGGAGAAAAGCCGTCTACTGATAGAAAGCTGGCTGATCGCCTGGTGCGTGAAGGTAAAGCCAAATTGATAACGACCACAAGTAAAGCAAAAGATTAATCAACCATAACAACCAAATCAAAACCCG